AAAATGACACAACCGTCGATGTGGACTTCTTATTAATGGGTTCAGGTAAGTATGGTAAGGATTCAACAAGAGCACTCGCAGAAAAATTAATTGCAGTTGCAGAGGTAAGAAAGGATGCAGTCGCATTCATATCTCCACATAGAGGATCAATGATTTCAGATACAAACATTGATACAGCAGCTACAATTTTGAGCGATTCAGCAATAACTGACAATGTTGTTGATTTTTATGGTACAATAACTTCATCTACCTTCGCAGTATTTGACAGTGGATACAAATACATGTATGATAGGTTTAACAATACCTTCAGATACGTACCATTAAATGGTGATATTGCTGGAGCATGTGCTAGAACTGACATCAATGACTTCCCTTGGTTCTCACCAGCGGGTACAGACAGAGGTGCAATTCTAAACGCAGTTAAGTTACCATACAATCCAACAAGGTTACAAAGAGATAAACTTTATTCAAATAGAATAAACCCAGTTATCTTCTCACCTGGCGGTGGAATTGTACTATTCGGTGATAAAACTGGATTTGCAAAAGCATCCGCATTTGATCGTATTAATGTTCGTAGATTGTTTATCTATCTTGAAGATGGAATTGCAGCTGCTGCAAAAGATCAATTATTTGAATTTAATGATGAAATCACAAGGGCAAACTTTGTGAACATTGTTGAACCTTTCCTACGTGACGTTCAGTCCAAGAGAGGTATTCAAGATTATGTCGTTATTTGCGATGAAACAAATAACACTGCTTCTGTTATAGATAGTAATGAATTCATAGCAGATATCTTTGTTAAACCTGCAAGATCAATTAACTTCATTGGTCTTACATTCATCGCCACAAGAACTGGCGTATCATTTGAAGAAGTGATCGGTTCCGTTTAATAAAGTAGAGGTTTTCAATTATGCCATCCCGTCAACAAATTAACACTATTCCTCTCAGGAAGATTAGTGATTTCAAAAGCAAATTAACTGGTGGAGGTGCTAGACCGAATCTCTTTGAGGTAGAGTTAGCATTTCCAGATGCAGTTGCAATCAATAACGATGTTTTACAGAAAGCAAGATTTCTTGTAAAAGCAGCAGCACTACCAGCATCAACTATTGCTCCAGTAGAAATACCATTTAGAGGTCGTATTTTAAAGGTAGCAGGTGATAGAACATTCGAAACATGGACTATTACAGTTATCAACGATTCTGACTTTGTAATTCGTTCAGCAATGGAAAAATGGATGAACGTCATTAACAAGTTAGATGATGCCACAGGATTAACTGACCCAGATGCATATCACAAAGATGCATTTGTACATCAGTTGGATCGTGATGGTTCAATACTTCGTTCATACAAATTCTGGGACATTTTCCCAACCAATATTTCAACAATTGATCTAAGTTACGAAACAACAGATACGATTGAAGAATTTACAGTAGAGATGCAAGTTCATTGGTGGGAAGCCTTCAAGGGAACTAGTCCTTCTGCTGGTGGTGAAAATATCAGATAAATAATAAAATAACAGTTAAATTATAATATGGCAAGACTTTTTGGGTTCTCCGTTGAAGATAATGATAAGACACCGCCCTCGGTAGTCTCACCCGTTCCTCAGAATAATGAGGACGGGTCTGACTATTATATACAGAGTGGTTTTTATGGTCAATATGTTGACATAGAAGGTGTATATAAGAATGAAAACGATTTAATCAGAAGATATAGGGAAATGGCAAATCACCCTGAGTGTGATAGTGCCATAGAAGATGTTGTTAATGAAGCAATAGTCAGTGATCTTTATGATTCACCTGTTGAAATTGAATTATCAAACTTAAATGCAAGCGATAAATTAAAATCAATAGTCAGACAAGAGTTCAAAACTATAAAAGAAATATTAGATTTTGATCGAAAAGCACATGAGATATTTCGTAATTGGTATGTTGATGGTAAATTAGCATATCTAAAAGTCATAGATCAGAAAAAACCCGAAGAAGGTTTACAGGATATTCGTTATATTGATTCACTTAAGATAAGATATATTCGTAAAGAGAAAAAGGATAAAGGAGATCCTTATGTGAAAATAAATTCAAGACAAGATGAATCAAACGTAGTCACACCAGAATTAGAAGAATATTATATTTACACTCCTGCACCCAACTATCCAACGACTATGATGGCGAGTGCTGGTGGTAATAAAGGTGTTAAAATTGCAAAAGATGCCATCACATATTGCACATCAGGATTAGTGGATCGTAATAAAGGAAATATTCTTTCATATCTTCATAAAGCAATTAAGGCACTAAATCAATTGAGAATGATTGAGGATAGTCTTGTTATCTATCGTTTGTCAAGAGCACCAGAGAGAAGAATATTTTACATTGATGTTGGTAATTTACCAAAAGTTAAGGCAGAGCAATACCTTAAAGAGGTAATGAATCGTTATCGTAATAAATTAGTTTACAATGCACAAACTGGTGAAGTTCGTGATGATCGTAAATTTATGAGTATGATGGAAGATTTTTGGTTGCCAAGAAGAGAAGGTGGTCGTGGTACAGAAATTACAACACTACCTGGTGGACAAAACCTTGGTGAATTATCTGATATCGAATATTTTCAGAAAAAATTATATCGTGCATTAAATGTTCCTGAGTCACGTATTGCATCAGACGGTGGTTTTAATTTAGGAAGATCATCTGAAATTTTAAGAGATGAACTTAAGTTTACTAAATTTGTTGGACGTTTGAGAAAAAGATTTGCTCAAATGTTTAATGACTTATTAAAGACGCAACTTATTCTTAAAAATATTGTAACTCCTGAAGATTGGGAAAAAATGAGAGAACATATTCAGTATGATTTCTTATATGATAATCAATTCTCAGAACTCAAAGAATCTGAACTGATGAATGAAAGGTTAGCAACACTGGCAACAGTAGAACCTTACATTGGTAAGTACTATTCAAATGATTTTGTTAGAAGAAAAATCTTACGTCAAACAGATACTGAAATTATTGAAATTGATGAACAGATAGAACAGGAAATTAAAGATGGAATTATACCTGATCCTAATGCAGTAGATCCAATTACTGGAGAACCATTGCCACAAGGGGATTTGGGTGATATTCCACAAGAACCAGACTTGGAAAAAGATGCTGCAGTAACTGATGCTCAACTCTCAAAAGACACTAAATCTATGGAGATATAAATAATTTATAACATTATATTAGTTTAAATGGAAGAAATTGTAGATTTGATAGTCACTGATTCATCTCCGAATGATATTAGTGATAAAATTAAAGATGTATTAATAACGAAATCTGCTGAAAGAATTGAAGCAGAACGTTCTAATGTTGGTGCATTAATGTTTGATGATAGTGAAACTGATGAAGTTGAACCTGAAGAAACACCTGAGGAGGAATAATGAGATCTTTATTAGTTGGAATTGGCACAGAGGTGGAGTTGTTAGTAGCAACCACTTTGGACAAAGCAACTGTCGTTAGAGTAATTAATCTTGCTGGATCAGATCAAACAGTTAGTATTGCAAAAAGCACTACTACTGGATACGCAAGTACTGCTACTGTAACTTTGCCAGATAATACAATTGAATTTTTTGAAAAAGGAGCGAATGATGTTATATCTGCTCAAACAAATGGTGTTAAAGGATTCAAAGTAGGATTTACAGGATAGTAACATGAAACTAATTACAGAAGAAGTATCACAAGTTAAATTTATCACCGAAGGAAAAGGTGCTAAAAAGAAAATGTATATTGAAGGAGTTTTCCTACAAGGAGATCTTAAAAATCGTAATGGTAGAATGTATCCTGTAACAACTCTTGCAAAAGAAGTTGGTAGATACAATGAAAGTTTCATTCAAAAGGGTCGCGCTCTTGGTGAACTGGGACATCCTGAAGGACCAACAGTTAACTTAGATCGTGTGTCACATAAAATTACATCACTTCGTCAAGAGGGAAATAATTTTATTGGTAAGGCACAACTTTTAGAAACTCCAATGGGTAAGATTGCAAAATCTCTCATTGGTGAAGGTGTAACACTTGGAGTATCTTCTCGTGGTATTGGATCACTTAAAGAAGACAACAAAGGATGCAAAGTTGTAGGTGAAGATTTCATGTTAGCAACTGCCGCAGATATTGTTGCAGATCCTTCTGCTCCTGATGCTTTTGTATCTGGAATTATGGAAGGAAAAGAGTGGATTTGGGAAGGAGGAATTCTTCGTGAACAACTCGCACAAAAGACTGTGAAACGTATTAATACACTCGTTGATCAGAAAAGACTTGAAGAACATAAATTAAATCTTTTTAACGATTTTTTACTAAATCTTTAAGTTCTATAAATAATATTAGTTTTTATAACTAAAAATAAACAAACCGTCCGTTGGGAACAATTTAGACAAAATGGAAAACGTAGTAACCAAAGGAGCAAAACCTGCAGAGCCTATGCCAAAATTGACTACAGGTGGTATACCACCAACAGTCGAGGACTTAGGTGGACCAACTCCTGAAAATTATAAAGTAGATGATGATTCTGCAAAACTCAAAGATCCTTCAATGATTTTGAAGCAAGTAAAGGATATTGTCAATAAAGGGGCAAAACCTGCTGAACCTATGCCAAAAGGAATGAAGGAAGAAGAGGAAGTAGAAGGTGATGTAGTTGCTGAAGAAGAGCAAACTACAGAGGAAGCAGATGTTGTATCCGAAGAGGAGACTACTGAATCCGAAGAGCAAGAAATTGTTGCCGAGGAAGAATCTTCTGAAGAAGAAGAGGTTGTCGCCGAAGAGCAAATCGAAGATTCAGTTGATGTAGAAGAAGATCTTACTGCATTACTTGACGGAGAGGAGTTATCTGAGGAGTTTCAAAATAAGGCACGTACTATTTTTGAAGCAGCAATAAAAACAAAGATTTCAGAAGTCAAATCTGAACTACAAGAGCAATACGAAAAAACTATTGTAGAAGAAGTTGCTTCTGTTAAGGCAGAACTTGCCGAGCGTGTAGATGCATATCTTGAATATGTGTCTGACGAATGGATGTCTGAGAACAAACTTGCTGTTGAAGCAGGTCTTAAGACAGAAATGACAGACTCATTCTTAACAGGAATGAAGAGTCTATTTGAAGATCATTATGTAACAATCCCTGAAGAGAAATACGATGTACTTAATAGCATGGTAGACAAACTTGATGAAATGGAAGGAAAACTCAACGAGCAGATTAATAAAAATGTTGCTCTTAATAAGAGATTAGCAGAATCAACTTCTGATGTCATCTTAGCAGATGTATCTGAAGGTCTTGCTGTAACACAGAAAGATAAACTTGCAACTCTCGCCGAAAATGTTGAGTTTGATGGTGAAGACAACTATCGTGAGAAGCTAGTAACACTGAGAAATTCTTATTTCCCAGCTAATCCTGGCGCTCCAAAAAACAAAACAGAAAACTTATCTGAAGGTGCGGAAACAGGTCATCAGCAACCAGCAGTCACTGGTTCGATGGAATCCTATCTTAAAGCGATAAGCAGATCTGTCAAGTAATTGAATTTTTATACTATTAATCAAACTACAATTTAAGGTAAAATTAAATGCAATCCCCAAATTCTGATCATCTTCAGGAGAAGTGGGCACCTCTACTAGACTATGATGGTCTAGATCCAATCAAAGATCCTCATCGTAGAGCAGTGACCGCAGCACTCTTGGAGAACCAAGAACAAGCAATTAGAGAAGAAAGAGAGTTTCTTTCCGAAGCATCACCAACAAACAACACAGGTTCAGATGGTTCAACTACAACTGGTTTTTCTGCTAACGCAGGATCACCTACAGCAGGTTTTGACCCAGTTCTAATCAGTCTAATCAGACGTTCAATGCCAAACTTGGTCGCTTATGACCTTGCTGGTGTACAACCAATGACAGGTCCAACAGGTCTTATATTCGCGATGCGTTCACGCTTCGAGAACATGACTGGTCCTGAGGCACTATTCAACGAAGCAGACACTGCATTCTCAGCAGTTAGTTCTGGTGGTGGTCCTAGTGACGTTGGTAATCCATACGTATCTGGTTCAGACGGAGTTTCCGTTGGTTTCGGTACAACTGGTGGTTCAAGTCAGTCATCCGACCCATCTGCACTAAACCCAAGTTCAAACGCTACTCAGTTAGCATATAAGACTGGTCGTGGTATGGACACCGAGAAGGCAGAATCTCTTGGTGAAACAGGTCGTGAGTTCCGTCAAATGGGATTCAGTATTGAGAAGGTTACTGTGACTGCGAAGTCCAGAGCACTCAAAGCTGAGTACAGTTTAGAACTAGCACAAGACCTTAAGGCAATCCACGGATTGAATGCAGAGGCAGAATTAGCAAACATTCTCTCAACAGAGATTCTTGCTGAAATCAATAGAGAAGTTATTAGAACTATCTACAAGTCTGCTGAAACTGGTGCAGCAAGTAACGTTGCAACTGCTGGAACATTCGATCTAGATACCGATTCAAACGGTAGATGGTCTGTTGAGAAGTTCAAAGGTCTGATCTTCCAAATGGAAAGAGATGCAAACGCAATCGCACAAAGAACTCGTAGAGGAAAGGGTAACATGATCCTTTGTTCTGCTGATGTTGCATCTGCACTAACAATGGCTGGTGTTCTAGACTACACTCCTGCTCTTAATAGCAATCTTAACGTTGATGACACAGGTAATACATTTGCTGGTGTTCTTCAAGGTAAGTACAGAGTGTACATTGACCCATTCTCATCTAACCAAACAACTTCAGTTGGTACTCAGTACTATGTTATTGGTTACAAAGGTACATCTCCTTACGATGCTGGTTTATTCTATTGTCCTTACGTTCCATTACAGATGGTAAGAGCAGTGGGAGAAAACACCTTCCAGCCAAAAATTGGCTTTAAGACTCGTTACGGAATCGTAGCAAACCCATTCGCTGAAGGAACAACTGCTGGACTTGGTAGAATCACTGCTAATAGCAACAGATACTACAGAAGAGTTACAGTTAAGAACCTAATGTAAATCTTAGTTTACATATTTTTCAAAGAGACTCATTGCGAGTCTCTTTTTTTTATGCTATAATTGATTATACTATCTCCGACATCTAAATAGTTAAAAATGGATTTAGAAAGAATGAAGTCGTTTAATAAGTTTATTGAAGAAATGGCATCTTCTGCTTTTGCTTCTAATGAAGATCAACCACAATCAACAGCACTTCAAAAAGCAAAAGAAAGATTTGCGGCAAAAAAAGCAGCAGCTGCTGATAAAGTATCAGAACTTAAAGACAAAGCAAAAAAATTTGGTGGTAAAAAATTTGGAAAAGTTAAGGCAAAGTTTACAGATCAATCGGGAGAAAAAAAATAATGCCATATCATATTAAAAAAGGAAGTATCTTAGGTTCTGCTGTTCCAACTGATGGTGCAGAATATTATGTTGGTGATAATCACTGGACAAATGATTACAGTCAAAGAAAGATTTATGAGAATAAAACAGATGCTGATGCTTTAAAGGCAACAGTTATAACAAAAACTTTAGGTGGATCTACTTACTCCTATACGCCAACTTGGTTTCTAACTAGCACAGTGGTTGAGGAATAATGGCAAGAGCATACGACAATCAAATAGAGAATCGTAATTTCCTATCACCAATAGGATTTCAATTTACATTGAGTAAAGTTCCAAAGGTAACATTCTTCAGTAACTCTGCACGTATTCCTGATTTGTCATTAGGTACCGCGATTCAACCAGTATATCTAAAAGATATTGATGTACCTGGTGATAAACTTCAGTATGGTGATTTCAATTTAAGATTCTTGGTTGATGAAAATTTGACTAATTACATGTCAATACATAACTGGTTAACAGGTTTAGGGTATCCAGAAAGTGCAGGTCAGTTTAAAGAGGCAACAACTGATGCAGAGGGACTAAGAGATAAAGAAATAATTTTTAGTGATGGAAGTTTATCAATATTAAATAGTAATTATAGAACTACTGCGATTGTTAAGTTTAAAGATTTATTTCCTGTATTTTTAACTTCACTTGAGTTTGAGGCAACTGATACAGATGTAAACTACTTTACAGCAGAGGTTACTTTTAAGTATACTATCTACGAAATTGTTGGAGCAGACGGACGCACACCCTTATGAATCTTGATAAAATTCAGGAGATGTGGGATAGAGATTCACACATTGACCCTGATAATCTACATGATGAATCACTCAAAATACCTCAACTTCACTCAAAATACTATACAGTCTATAATACAATTACACTGTTAAGAGAGAAGGCAAGAGATTCTTATAACCGTATACGTTTAGAGAGATACAATTACTACACTGGAAAGGCACCAGCAGAGGTTTACGCTGCTGAACCATTTCCGTATAAGGTTAGAGAGAAGGATGCCATACAGAGGCATATGGACGCTGATGATAAACTAAATACAATTAACATGAAGATAAAATATTATGATACTACATTAAAATATCTTGAAGAAATAATTCGAATTATATCAAATCGTACATATCAAATTAAGAATGCAATCGAGTGGAATAAATTTCAAGCAGGTTATAACTAATGGACTCAGAGTTTATACCAGAAGAAGAAGATATGCCTTGGTGCCTTGAACTTCGTATGGGCATTAATGAAACTAAGATGATGT